TGTACACTTAAAATATACAAAGTGTACACCTTTTTATTTTTTAATCTAGAGCCTTTCAATATTGCCTGTAAGTATAATCGCAAAAACCAAAAGCACTACAAATAAAAACGAAAAGCGTTAATCCTGCAAGCTTTCAGAAGCGTATTTCAAAAACGAAAAGTGAAAAATCTGGCACACACACATATAAAATCAAATATAAACAGCGTTCAAACACTATTATAATGGCATTTGAACACTGTTTTGCTATATCCTGAAGAAATTATCACCTGCTATGCTTCTGGACGCATCTTCATTAGTTATCTTGATATATCGGAAGAAGTTCTTCTCTGTAGTATGGCCGGTCAATTGCATTATCTCATAGGTTTTCATTCTACCGGTTAGATACAAGTTAGTTGCAGCGCTTCGCCTAGCTGTATGAGAACTCACCATTTCCCACTTTTCTTTGGTTTCAGTAACTAGTTCACCACCCTTAGTGTAATTGAATACAAGCTTCTCATTGAAGCCGATTTCCTTTGCTATTATCTTAATATACTTATTAAAGTATTGAATACATAATCCTCCTGGAACATCACCATTATATTTTGCATAAATGGCCTTGATATAATCATGCATCGGGATTCTAACCTTTGTCTTTGTTTTCTTTGTTAGCTTAACTATAAAACCATCCTGAAAGTTATCAGGAGTAAGCGTTGAATAATCTGAATATCTCAGAGCTGTTAGACATCCGATTATGAATAAGTCACGTATACGCTCTTTCTTTTTGCTCAAACCTTTGAAATAATATATTCGTGTAATATCATTCATGCTAAGATATATAGAGAATGACTCTTCTTCTTTTACGCTAATTTCTTCATATGATGGATCTATCATATAACCGTATATTGAAGCTTTACGCGTCATTGCCTTAACCTTCTCAATGACACCCTTAATCGTATTAATACGCAGGTCCTTATCTTCAAGGTAAATAATAAAATCATCTAAGAACTCTTCATTGATAGAGTTAGTATATAAAACGCAATTATTCTCATCACAGAAGTTATTAAGGTGAGCTATGATAGTAGCATATTGTCTCTGATAACTTTCTGTGGACCTTTTCTTTTTCTTTTCAACGGTTAATTCTATGAAGTCAGTAAATAAAACATTCCTTTTTGGCTCAGATGATCTGAAATGATTAATATAATCCTTATTAGTAATAATTGTGTTTTCCTGATACTCAGGAATAAGTTTTAATGCTTCCATTTTTATATTATTTGTTTGTTAAAAAATGGTCGCAAGCGCTTGAGACTTTTATTTTATCGATGTAATAAAGATACGTAATATAACGTATATAATACGTAATATTTAGTTAAAAAGACGTAATATAGAAGATATAATACGCTTAATTATTATATTGCGAAAAAATTAAATATTATGGTAGAAAAACAGATTAAAGTTATCCTAGTAAGAATCAAATCAACGGGTAAGGAAGATGTTTTCGGAAGTCTGTCAGCTATTTATAGTGAGCATTCAAGCGATGATATTGGATATACATTAAGAAGCTTACAAGGCTTTAAAATTGATGAAGATAATCCCTTCGAAAATGACAAGGTTGAAATAAAAGTATTTCGACTTAAGACAAAAAAGAGAGAGCTATAAAGCCCTCTCTTTTTTATTAATTCTGATTCAAAAGACTGATTCAAATCAGCCCAGATGTGAATTAGTTATGACTGTAATTTGTTCCAATAAATGCGACTTGTTTAAATTTTGAATAATTATTCCTTATTATCCAATCTATATAAGTCATATACATCCAAGCTTCCCATTGATAACCCATTGCATTAAGGTGATAACCAAGTCTATATCTACTAGACCAATCATCAATAAATTTAGGCGCATAAGTATATATATCAATTAGATATACATTTTCAAAAATAGTCGGCATAGACCTAATTACATTATTATACGCTTCTCTATCGGATCCTTCATAGCATAATGTGCTTACAAATATTATCGCCTTAGGCTGTAAAGACTTTATCCTTTGAATAATACCAGCATAATTACCGGCAAAAGTATCTGCATTTAAAGTATAATCACTTAAATTAATGTCAGTAGAAGTATTTCCAACAGTTAAGCCGTTGTAATCATTTGTTCCAAGCGCTATAATATATGCTTGCTTTAGATTAGTTTGAGCACCTCCCCATCCTCTTTCTGATGCGTCATTTATCCAACCTTTTGTCGTTTGTCCTCCTCTAGAAAAGTTATATCCAGTAGCCCCACAAGCTGCACATAGTCTTTGCCCCCAAGAATATTCATATAAGTCAAGAAGGCCATCACTTGTATCCTCTTTTGTATATTCATGTTCCCCAGAAGTTAAGCTATCACCAATAAATCCCCAAGAATGAAAAATGTTAGTAAAACCTGGGGTTTCCTTTATTGTTTCTAAAGGATTACTTTTAATATTAATTCTGTTATCTACAGTATCTATCGAAAATGCGCTATTTATCAAGAATTTGAGATCATCTATTGTATATATATTATCAGCATAATTATTTTCGCTCCTATCGGAAGAAAGCCCAATAATTGATATATCAAAAGTATCTCCTACACTAACATTAGGCGTGTTAGTCTTAGCGGATATTCCAACATGTATAGCAGTACTTCCTGTGAGATTAAATTCAATCGCGTATAATTTATAATCATTGCTAGTATTGATCGTCTTAGAAGCGACAAAAGCACCTCCTGTTGTAAATACAGTTAGCTCACAATCAGCTCCTATTTTGTTAGATTTTAGCTTTATAAAAGCTGTATAATTCCCAGCATTTTTAACTCCAAATGATTTAGTATAATAATATATCCAATTCGGGTATACACCAAGAGATGTTAGTGTTAAGGTTAAGGCATATTTTTCAATATTATTATTTATTGGGTTTATTTGTTTAGAAAAAGCTTGTGTAAGAGAAGCATCGAAATTATTATCTAAAGAACTATTAAGTATATTTCTCTGATATGCTTCGAAAGGATATGTTTTTGATTCTAACGATGTCAAACCCGAATTTATTAAATCAATTTTCGAAATTTTCTCACTTAAACCTTGAATATCAATTATAGAACCGCTTATTTTTGTATAATTAATATCAGTTGTATATCTATAATAGATAGCATTCGATGGAACATCTATAAAAGTTTTTCCATAACCAATACTGTCGAATAAATATCTTCCAACTTGTGCTTTTGATGCATCATAAAAAGATAGATATACGTCTACTGGGTTTGGTCTATAATTGACAATTAATATATTAGTAGCCCCTTTACAACTAAGATAATCTAGTACGGATGAATATCTAGCATCAGTTCTTTCTATACCGCGATCATCAATATAATATCCATTTGTAAATATATCTTTTTTTAAAAGTTCATCGAAAAAGTTCAAATCCGCACCAATCTGAGCTATCTGATCATCTACATATTTCTTAGTAACTAAGAAATTCTTCGTCACCTCATGAGTATCAGGATCAGTGTAACTAATGTATGAAGCATTTGCCCCAGCTGTTACATCAATACCAAGTTTCCAGACTCCCCCAAAACCGTCTGGAGCCTTTATGTACGAAGTTGTCTCTTCTATTACAATTGCTTTGTCTAAGTTAGTAACGGAGAGTTGAAGAGCAGCTATTAATTGCGTTACAGCCTTCTGACTCATTATCTTAGTTGTGCTGTTGCCTGTAACTTGCGTAAGGCTACCCGACTCAATGATAATATCAAGTATTTGAAGCAATAAGTCTCCAATTATTGTATGCGAATTACCAAATATTTTGGTCTGATCTTTGATTGCCTGTGCTGCATTTTTTAAATCTTGTAGTGCCATATTTTAGTTCTTTAATTAGATTGGACATGATGTTAAATTCTCTCTGTAGGCATCAGTAGTTGAAATTGATAGCCCAACTTCTATGCTTTCTACATATTCTTTAAATGCCTCTAGCCTAGCTGTGTAACTTGCTACTGACATCTCAGTAACGTCCTGCGATGTTATCGCACTGTATGTTGAGAATGCACTTAGTAAGCTATACGAGTGCTCATATACCAGTGTTCCGCCTACACTCTTACTAATAGTAAGTGTTTCGGCTCTCTGCATGCCTGTATTCGTTGTTGCCATATTTTATACTTCTGAAATTAGTTTATCTAAAATGTAGTTATACTGATCATCACTGTATGCCATCAACCCTACATCTACTACCTTCTCATTAATATCGTGATCAATAGTATGCTCTATCATTTGAGGAGTAGGATCTGCCGTTTGTCTTGTATGAGTAATTATTGCTGTACGAGTAGCAAATGTTAATGTATTCTGAATTGCTAATGTTATATTGATGCTCAAAGGTGACAGCGATGCGGTAACCTGTATATCGGATGTCGTAGTAAGAGGTATATTGATTGCATGCACCGTTATCGTGTTATCAGGCAATGATATACGCTCACAGACATAATCACTCCAAGTTTGTACGAATGCAGCTTTCTCACAAACATAATCGCTCCACGTCTGCACAAAGTTCACGGCTGCATTATTCAGTGTAAAGCTCTTGCCGGCTAACTTATACTTTTTAATTAGAGCAATTAACCGACGTTCTTTATCAAGTTCTTGCGATGCTACTTTAACGATAAAGTCGTTTGGCAACCCTGTGTCTTCTTCAATGTCTATGCTTAGATTTAGTTTGTCGTGAACTATCTTTTGCAACATGCATACCTGCGATGTTCCTGCTTGATTCATGATTTGCTCGTCACGTAGAGAGACGAATAAATTATAAATCCTCACTACAGGAGATATTAAGGCCTGTAGAATGGCAAACACTGTCACTCTTCTAAGAGGGTGAGGTAAATTAGTTATTATTAATCGGTTCCAGTTCATAGTTAATCCAATGAATAGGTTATTGTTGTGTTTGTTGCATCAAGGGAAAAAGCCCCGGATGCAGCGTCTATTTTTCTTCTCTCTGCTGCCGTACCATCCCAATAGCTAGATGTAAGTTCCACGTCTTTCACGCCTTCAGTTGCTTGCAAGGCATCTACCAATGCAGAAGAATAGAATACTCCACCGTATTTTATGCCATTCAAGTATGCAGCTATAGCAAGATCAACAGGTTTTGTTCCGTCTGTTATCTTTGTGCCGGTACTATCAAGAATAAGAGGATCATAATAAATGCTCAAAGTAAGACCTAGCAAATCAGGGTTTTGGCTTACAAATAGATAGTGCGTACCTGCTGCGCCTATCCTGCGTATATAGGCTTCAAACGCTGTTTTTTGTTCGGTTGTTAATGCCAACTTATTAGTGCCTGAATAATAAATCTTTAGTTTTGTTACACCTTCGTCAGTCACTTCCCTTATTGCTGCGTACTTCACGATCTGTTTTGTTAAATCGACTACAGCGTAACCGAACTTATAAGATGAGTTATTGAATACCAGATCATCACCGTATTGGAAGGCAAGGGCCGAACTATAATACCAGGGTATTGAAGTTACTATTGCATTGTCAATCTTAGTAGTGATATCACTAGAGAAAGCATCAAACAAGTTTTCCAGCGTCCAGATAGCGGTTGCCACGATGTATATCATTATGCGCTCCAAGCTGACTATTGAGAATATATTATCAAATACATCTATATCACTGAATCTGTATATATTCCGAAGTTGTGCGTTTGCCATGAAGTTAGCCTTCATGTCATTGCCTATCTCTGCTATTGTTCTTGCCATCTCTTTACTTATTAATTGAATGCTAAATCGAATGAATCATCAAATAAACGGGAGTCAACATCTCCATCAAAGCCAGTCACCGCATGAATGTTATTCGCCTTGTAATAGTCAACCACTCGTTTGTTGACAATATTATCAGATGAATAATCAAGCTGTTGACCTGCTGTTAACAGGTCTGTTACTGAGAGGTTGTTTTCATTTGCAAGCGTGAATACCGCTTCCGCACTTCCGTACACCTGAACCGCAATATCTGCTAAACATTGATTGTTGACTACCGTTACTTTCATATCTTATTTATTTTTTATTTCTTCTTAAACAGCCATTTAAAGACCGTTTGAATACCATTTGAACGTATCTTAAGAATGAGGCTTAAAATCCAAATAGCCAACAATCCTAGTATTATGCTGAACCCCCAGACGCAAGCTCTCTGATACCAATTCAATTCTTTATCTTTATATATAATCTCATGCTTCACAACCGGATAAGGAACAGGAATGCGAATACTATCTTTTATTGAAGTATCTTTAATTGTAGCTTTAACCGGAATATCAATAGGAAGAATATTAAGTGAATGTGATATATAACCATCTTTGACTTTCACCCAACTATCCGCATATTGATTAAATAAATGAGATATCGTATCTTTAGGAAGCATAATTATTGTTTCCTTAGATGGAGACAATTGAACTTGTATAATAGTATCCCTTAACGTCTCTGTCGTTTTAACATAATGAGTCGTCTCAACTGGTATATACTTCGTAGTTCCCGAACAGGAGCTGCAAGCTAAGATTATTACCATGATAATCGTTGCAATTCCGAAACCTATACATGCAGTTGGTTTCCTGAAATCAGGCACATGCCCGCACGACTTACCTAGTTTCAAATAAAAAATCAATCCTATCAGGCAAATGGCCCAAATGATTAGTGTGATTATAGTTCCCATGTTATTCTGCTTTTTCAAAAGTTAAATAATAATCCTCACCTGGAATGAATTGATTGTATGCTGGACAATCTTCCATTATAGAAATCTCAAGATTACCACATGGAGTGTACTTTGTGAAATCTGCATTTTCACCTTCATGGCCACACACAGCTTGCATATTCACAGATTGTTGACCTTTGTAATTCGTAACGCTGTTACATTTAAATTTTGCTTTTACTTTCATAATTGTTTTGATTGATCTTGATTATTAATATTATTATTAGTTTTCTTCTGTGAAAAATAGTCCTTTAGCATAGGTATCTGATTTTTTATCTGTACACTCAATACATAATATAAAATTGACAGATAAACATTATCCGGGTATCGGCGATGTAAGTTTTCACTGATACTAAGTACTTCGATATAAGTTGCTACGATTGCCTGCCATTTCAGAATGTTAAGTAAAAGCCCTCGTGCTGTTGCTCCATCCCCTGCATTAGTATATGCTGCCAATAGCGATAAGACAACGCCGATAATCATTGTACCGACGAATACTCCAATGTATATAAGCCACTTTCTAAAGCAATTCCGCATTGGTCTACTTTCAATACGCTTGCCTTCGAACTTGCTTGCCTGAATACCTGTTACTAAGTCGATCAATGTTACGAGTGAGAAGATAATAAGCGCATATAGAACAGGTTCAATGCTGTTGATGCATCCTTGCGCAATAGCAGTTATAACTGCTAGGAAGGTTAATACGATTTTGTTTGATGTTTCCATTTTATGTTTATTATTGAGTTATTTACTAAAAAACAAATCAGCTTCAGCAGCCCTGCGTTTAATCAACCCTTGCCAAATCTCACCATCTGCATACTTCCACTTTGAGAATTCAAACCGGATAAGGTTTTCGCTGTCCTGTGTCTTAATCCTCTTTAAAAGCGTACTGGTTTTCAAATTAGCAAACCCGATATTGTAACAAAAGGAAACAAGCGCATCGAATTGATTCTGAGTAAGAGTAAGGCCAAGACTATTAATCATACTTTCACGAGCTATAAGGTCTTGCTGTAAACTTTTTACGGCTGTTGCTTCATCCTTTACCTTGCTATACTTGTATGCGAGTTCCTTATTAGCAATGCCTTTAATCATCTGCCCTTTATCATCAAGGATGGCGTGGCCGTAACCTTCCGTCCAATATCCTGCCGGACACATTTTTGGTTGTAGTCCTATCTTTGTTAAGTCCCCATCGTGCATACTTTCAAAGTGCTTTATTAATGCTATGCCTTTATCTCCTGTTTTCATTATCTTATTTGTATTCAGCATCAAGGATGACGCTGCTTGTTGTCAACTTAATATTATTCACTGTCTGATTATCCATTTCCAACGTTTCCCGAATCTTAGTTCTCCACAAAATTGGATTATGATCTAAAATCATATCCTGAATACCTACACCCATAATCGGGTTTTCTTTGATTTCACCTGGATAAGCTTCAAGTAATATTGCCTGATTTTGAGCAAGAATATCACCTACAACAAGACCCTGTATCTTTCCGTCCGATAGCGTTTGTATGCTTATCTTCACATCTAGCTTATCTAATTGTATTCCCTTCATCCTAATGCTTTATTTTAGTATCCTCTATTGCCGTGAATACTTCTTTGTTCGTAATAGTTGCAAGTCCTGCTTTAATTGTTGTGAGCAATGCTGCTCCACCATCTGTACCAGGAGTTGCAACTCCGTTATTGATTGCCGATAAAATGCCATCTATCCTTGCCGTCATTTTATCCAGTTGCGTTTTCAGTTCGTTGATCTTGATTAACCCGCCAAGTGCCCCACCATTTAATGTGATAGATTCAATCTCATCACAACTCAAGACAACCAATTCGTTGAGGTCACCACTAAGGCTTCCTAGTATTACCACAGAATTGACCTTAGGAACGATAATAGTCTGGTTTGAATTATCCGTTATTGATGCTCTTAATCTAACGCCTATCAGTTCAATATCATCAATTGTCACCGTGCAGGTATTACCGTCAACAGCCTTAACAACTCCCTGCAAGATGGGGCTTGTTGCTACAGGGACCATGCCCTTTAATTGTTCTGCTAATTTCCTGTACGGATCCATATATTTTAATTTAATTTTATTCCTACTTCTATTTTTCGGCTTCCGCCACTTGCTCCAAACTCTGTTGTTACGGATGTTATAAAGTACTTCCCATCCTTTTCAGGATAATCCGCATCGTGAAGTATTGCACTGTCACCCGCTTCTGCATAAGGCACAAGCCAAGTATCAAAACTTCCTTCATATCCGTCATAACTCAATCTTTTTGCTTCAATCTCACCTCTGCGCTTCATTGATGCAATATCAGATGTTGCGCACATTATTTCTTTTTTATCTCCTCCTGTTGTCCCGGTCTCTATCTTTCGAACTGTACCGTCGGGCAACAAAGCTTTTACAACAACTCTAATTTTTCTGTCTGCCGATGTACGATATTTCAGATCAGACTTTTCAATATTATATGCAAAATCATATCTTCTGTTTTTACCCACCTTTTCAGCAGGTGCATGTACATGCAATGTTCCATTTTTCAGATATATATCTGCCCCGCATTCTTCCTGTACTTTCTTCAGTACGTCGAATCCTGTTGCTGCATTAATTGTAAACTTCGTATAAGTCCATTCATAAGAGCAATTCAACTTATAAGATAGCCCGCAACCCTTAATCACATGGTTAAGCAGACTCTTAATTGTTATCGCTTTAAATTGCACATTAGCCAGATCTTTGCGAAATAGAAAAAGATCATCTTCACACTCCAGGGTGATGCTTCCATCATCTGTTCGAATAGCCTGCAACCAACCTTTGAACTCTTCTAATATGCCATATTCTGTATATCCAATCCCAATACTTACCTGATCACCACGTTTCAGTTTGCTTTCTACTTCCAGCGCTTTCCCATATTCAGAAGCAGGCAGCACAATAGAAGCCGTATCTGCAAGCAGTTCCACGCTGCTATGAATGGAGACCTTATCAAGCATCCCAATCTTATAACCTCCTACGTATATGTCATGCGCCATGTTCAACATATCATTCAGATTTAATTAAATCATCACCGGTTAAGAGCAACTTATATACATCATCACTGTAAGCCTTTATCTTATATGCCTGATTAGCCGGACCGCTTGTGAAAGGAAAATCAAAATCATCAATCACTATCCTGCTAATACTGTATATCTCGAAAAGAGGACAGAGAACAGACAGACTTGCCGATTCACAATAACCTCTTAATTTCCTAATGTCTGCTTCCGGGTATTTATTTGATGCTGTTAAGTTCATCAACAAACCCTCAATGTTTATCTCATAATCGCCTTGTGTCCAGCGTTCTTTAATTGAGCCTCTTGTTTTTCCTTTAGACACATCCCTTTTTACAATTACATTGTGTCCGTGAATAGATACCATCGGCTCAACAGGAATAGTCCAATACGCTGAATCGGGTTCATCAGTTCTTTTAATTTGTAAAGGCATTGTCATTGGTATGCCTAGTGCGTTTGACTTAATAGCTTCTGTAAGTTCTTCATCTGTTAAGTCAGTTAGTCTAAGATCAGAAGTATTTGGTTGAGCAACCGGATTACTTCCATTTATAAGCAGATAAGGAGGAAACACACCACCTAGTGTTCTGCTATATATGTTTTCTAAAACAAATCTTGTTAACGTCTTCATTATCTTGCCGAACTTGTTGCTATCTCTAGCGATCTAGTCATACACTCAATTACAATCTTCTCTAATTCCCGTGGATTTGTTTTATCCACCATAGTGACATGCAGGTTTTCAAAGAACTTGCCTACATTTACCGTAATAACATTATTCTTCGTTCCACCCGTTACTGCGCTTTCAGTTGTTGATTTCCCGTTTCCGGTACCACCTGCACCTGTTATAGTTGCCCCACTTTTTGCGCCTTTAACTCCAGGCGCTTTAATTCCGTCATTTACTTTCTGAACAGCAGCTTGCTGTCTCTTCTGATAGTCGTAAGTTGCAGAGAACTTGCCAACAACATTTTTACTTGATTGAGCAGCCTTTTGCAATGCATCAATGCCTAATACGCCAGATGCACCTTTCTTTGCATCTTCCCATGCGCCACTCCAATCGCCTTTAAACATCTTAGAGATGGCGCTACCTAATAAGCCAATACCTTTAATCAATCCTGTTATTCTGTCTATTACATAGTCTTTTAGTACATTTCCAAAACCTTTAATAGTATCCCACATTGTGAGTAAGAATGCTCGGAAACCAGAGAACTTATTCCAGGCTAAGCCAACACCTACAATGAGGGCAGCAAATCCAGCAATAACAAGGCCGATTGGATTAGCTATGAATAAGAAGTTAAGAACTCTTTGAATAATTGTATACGCCTTTACAACTCCACCTAATATACCCATCGTTATGCTCATTGCATTTGCTGCAATGGTGAATCCTACAATTGCGGCAATACCTGCCCATATATAAGGGCTTCCAGCTTTTAAATAAGCAAAAAATATAATCATCACATTGCTAACGAAAGTAATTGGGCCTGTCAAACTATCGAATAATTTAGAAAGCCAATCTATTGCAGGACCAAGTATTGGTACAATAGCTTTGTAAATAATAAGCATTTTTCTTGCGATAGAATCCATCAACGTAGATAGCTTACCTCCAAGTGTCTTCCCTATCTTATCAGTCATACCATGAAAGCGTCCTCCTTCTCCAGTGGCATGCCTAAAGGCTAATGTTACCATATCAGAAGATACTTTGCCTTTCTCCATTTCCTTTTTAAGAGTTCCAAGAGATTTGCCTGTGAGTTCTGAAATGTCTTGCAAAGGATTATATCCGGCATTAATTAACTGCAATAAGTCCTGCCCCTGAAGTTTACCCGCAGCTGAAATCTGAGAAAAAGCAAGTGTTAAAGACCTTAGTTTATCTTTATCTCCCATTGCAACATCTCCGAGCATTCTCATATTTGGCATTACATTTTGAAGAGATATTCCAAAGCCAAGCATCGTTTTTGCTGCCCCTTGTATATCAGCTCCTCCATAAGGAGTAGTGTCAGCATACTTATTCATTTCTTTCATTAGTCCAGCAGCTTTCTGCTGAGAACCTAATAGCACTTCAAATGAAATCGCAGTTTGTTCATTAGTCATACCAAGTTTAGCAATTACTCCAATCCCTGCACCTATAGCCACAATAGGATTAGTAAAAAACTGAGCACCCGGCAAACTCATTATTGCTTTTCCTAATGAATTGCGCATTGAAGAAGCTAACCCAACAGAGCTTTTGTTTGCTTTGTCAAGGTTATCCTGAAGGCGAGCAACCGAAGAGGTTACTCCGTTGTCCTTCATTTGCATATTTATTAGGAATTGCAGAATGTTCATTATTGATTTGCTTTTGATTCGCGCTCCCGGATATTATTTAACTGAGCTAATTTTTCAGCCCATTCTTCATCCGAAAGATTATTAGGATTGATGTGTAGATAGTATTCGAGTAGGGTATTGATATACCCCACCTGATTATCTTGTTCTAGTCCTGAATAGGACTCTATAACTTTTTTAGCTGTGCCTCCTTAACCTCTACCAGTTCGGCAAGTTTCGGACAAACTGCTAAGAATAATTCGTCATTAGTTTGAATTTCTTCATCACCTGCAAGCCAGCAAGCCTTTAACAGAATTTCGTTGAACTTGATAGGGTCTTTAGCAGCCACAGTTGTTCCATATGACAACTCGTGTCGTGTTGGTTTTCTAAGGAAACAACTTTTTTCACCTACTGAAACTTCACATACATAGCCGTGCTTCTTTTTCCAATCTGCAATTTGTTCTTTTGTAGCTTTCATATTTTTTTATTTGAATGGTGTTTAAATGGTTTTTAAACACCATTTGCCAACTTAATGACAAATGGTGTTTTTCTTATACTTTATGAAAATCAATATCAAGAGCAATAGCCGGAAGTTCAATTTCCATAAACTTATCACCTTGCTTAAGACTTTTTGGAATTTCGGTGAATTCTACATTCTTGATTACATCGGTAACAATAGCATCTCCTTTAGATGGATTACCAAAGCATACAATAACATTAAATACAATATCCAATGGATCCTTATTGGGGCTTGACTCAATAATTGCTTCAAGTTCGCTCTGCAATAAACCTATTGAAGGTTCATAGCTTTTGTTTCCTCGCTGAATAGAATGAGGTTTATCTCCCTTGGCATAAAGAGCTTCTTTTTCCTGCTTAGAGCCATATTTAATGGAGCGAATACCTGTGATATCCCTTCCAGCAATTACAACCGTCAAATCAGAGAACTCATATTCATTACTGTTAAACATATCTTATTTATTAAGCGACTTGAAAGCCGAGGTTAATAACTATATCCCTTGCATACCCGAATGGGCGAACCTTTAGAGTCATTTCTATCTTTGAAGTAGAAAGAACATTTTGCGTTGCATCAATAAAGCAGGTACAACCTTTTTCACCTTTTGTGAAGTCTGCACTCAATTCACCGTTTGCTGTCATTGCCGATGCTATAGCATCTTCAACAAGAGACTCCCAGTGTTTGATAATAGCCGGCTGCATGGTGCCATCTTCGTTGATATATACCTCATCAAGTAATTGTTCCGTCATTGTCAAGTTGGCAATACGGCAAGCCTTATCAATTACACGGCGATTAGCCAGGTGAGCATAATCATCGGTTGAGATACAAGCCATTCTATCATCAGTGAAGAAGTATCCGGCTTTTCCAACGTAATTACGAAGAGTTACATAACCCTTATCGTTAATAGTTGTTGCATCATCAATAGCATTCTCTACCAACTTAGCCCCGATATACATTGCAGAAGGATATAACGCGCCATCTTTCACACGTCCAATATTCCGTTGAACAGGAATAGAAGCAATACGTCCGGCAAGAATACCTATTGCAGCATCATCACTGCTTACAACTGTATCACCGATGAAGATCATCGCCTTGTTCTTTGTTTCAGTAGCCAAAGTTTTTAATGCACTTGCCGAAACAAAGTTTCTTCCTTCGAGAATAACGAATATTGGAGCATTAAGAGTTTCTTTTGCAAAGTCGGCCAAAGCCTGCGCTTTTGGTAAAGCTGCAAAAATATCACTGTCAAGACCATCACTTGTAACAGGAGTATAACCGGATGCCGGCTGTCTTCCTAATACAATACCTCTTATTGCTCCATTCTGAGCAGTAAGAAAGGTCTTCAAATCACCAGTAGCAACATCACACAGATCAGACATAGTCTTTGTATCTGCATAAGCTAAGATGATAACTTTTGTTCCTTCCGGTGCCTCCTGATAGAACTCACGCACCATTTTTTCAAGTGCCGGGTTATTTTCAGCCGTTACGCCTAAATCAGCTAACGCACTGTAGCGATAGATGGTATAAGGAGTACCAAGGGCAAAAGTTGTTGAAACGGCTGTCCCGTTGGTTACGAGAGCGAGGAGACCATCCTCACTCTCTGCAACGGTACCTAACAGCCCATTCAAATAATTTATTGTTATTTTAGGTAAAGCCATTTGCTTTCAAATTATGCTCCAGGAGCAGGTTGAGAAAGATTAATAACAGCAGTTTCAGCAGTTCCGGTCAAGGAAAGAGTGATAGAGCCAGATTTAGCAGTTTCACCTGCATTAGCAGCAGCAGTGATCATCAAGCCCCATTCATTTTTTACAGCAGTGAATCCGACAGGAGCAGCGCCAACAGTATATGCACTAGTTGCAGTTACTACTACAGCCTGATCAGAACCTTCAGCAGGGAATATCAAATCTTCAGGAGTTACTTCAATAGAATCAATAACACCACCACCTGAGCGAGCATCAAGAACGATGCATTCTTCACCAAAGGCTACATTGGTATCCATCTTCATCAACATCTTGAAGAAATAGCGTTCTCCAGAGTTGGTAAGTTTATCAATCTGAATAACATTAGAATCATCGACAAGACTTGTTGCGCCCCACATATTAGTAGTATTATCCATTCCGCAGATAGTTGCGATAATCAAACCTGAAGGCCAGTTTGCCAATGACTCAATCTTAATACCTTTGTAAGAAGGTACATTCATTGTAGTATAGTCGGCTCCCTTATTAGGTTGCTGAGTAAGTTCTTCATCGTACTGATCAAAATCAGCAGTACTCATCACAATTCTAAGTCCTGGGTTACTACGCATTGCAAGTGGAATAGCAGCTTTAACAGCTTTCAATTTACCAAGCATAGTAGTTAATCCGGTTGGATCAACAACAATACGAGAGTTATTACTCATAATACGAGTAACAATACCGTTGAATAATTCAGTATCACTATCACCAAATACACCATTGATCATATGATCTCCAAGTTCGAACTTGATTGTTTTAGCCATTTCAGCCAATAACACATTCTGAGCTTCAGGTGGAAGTTCTGAGAACACAAGATTACCCTTAGGTTGCCATTTTCTCCAAATCTTTTCAAAACTCTTAGGATTGAAAGTAGTGAATGCCATAAACTCCTGAGGAGTAAGAGTTACTTCACTGTATTCGAAATCTCCTTTGCCATCTGAATCAGTTGGTTGCTCAACTCTTTTACGGAGCATCTTACCAGTCTTAATTCTCGGGATAGAGAATTTATCAGTTACATCCGGCTCAATGCGGATAAGACCTTTTTCTACAAGTTCGTTACCTGTTGATGCAAGTACAAGTATTTGCTCTAGTACCTCACCGTTATAATTCGAATTCTTTAAAATAATTGCCATAGTAGAGTAATTTTATTTTTTGTTATTATTTGCAATTTCTTCCATGCGAATTTCCCATGGACTTTTAGTTTCTTCCTTACCTGCATCAAGCAAGTTAGTCATTACTCTTTTTTTAGGCTTAAGAGTATTGATAACTTCGATAGCATGTGCTTTGTCTTTTTCAAGTAAAGCGGTGTAAGTAACTCGATGAGCTTCAGAGAAACGTTCTTCGTTAATTGCAGTATCTACAATAGTCTTGATCTCTGCTGCCTCAGCTTCTTTTGCTTTATTCTCAAATACGGTGATCTTTCCTTTAAGTCCTTCGACTTCATTTTCAAGACCGGGAACCTTTGCAGCTCCTTCTTCGAGCGCTGCAATATGCTGCAACACAGCATTATCATCCGCGCAATTGGCGAACGATGGACGTTTTCTTAATTCTTCGAACATTTGTTTATTATTTTGAGAGGTTATTAATCTGTTTTGAAAGACAGCGTAAATTTGTTTAGGAGTATTGACATACGCAGGAAGTGGCTCTTCTACATCATAGATTTCATCAACCAAACCCATGTCATACGCTTGCTGAGCAGTGAGCCAATGGTCCTTACCATCGAAGTACATGCTGATAATATCTTGTTTTGGCTTTCCGCATTTATCAGATATCATCTGAGCCAGGGTATCTTCAAGTGATTGAATGTTATTGATTACTTCTGTAAGGTCTGAGGCTGTTCCGTATGCACCACCCTGCACGCTGTGTATCATTAACTGAGCATATTTACTCATCTTAAGTGGCTTTCCGCATAATGCAATGATAGAAGCAATAGAAGCAGCAATACCATCTATATACATAGTAATGTTTGCCGAACTATTCTTAATAGCGTTGACAATAGCAATACCCGAATATACTTCACCGCCTTCACTGTTAATGCGGAAGTCAATATTCTTATATTGGCTTTCAAGTTCCATCAACTCACGTACTATATCGGCACTGCTTTGTTGTCCTTCCCATCCTGAATCACCAATTGATCCATATAATAGAACGCAGGCTGCATCGGTACCAGGGATAACATTAAAAAACTTCTTCATAAACAAAACATATTAATTGTTTTTACATCTAAGCAATGCAAAGGTGAGACAAAAAAACAGGCTTGTCAATAGGCATTTACCATGATGAAATATTGTAAATCAATGATATAAGTACAATATATTATAGTGGAACAAGAGGGTTGCAAACACGCTATAACTTAACCATCTTTGCAATAAATAAGTAAAAAGATATGGCAGATTTAACCACAGTACAAAAGAAAGAATGGGCGGGCATGCTCTATCTTAAAGAGAACCTTACTCAGCAGGAAATAGCCGAAAAGGTGGGAATTAGTCGGCAAACGCTTGGAAAGTGGGTAAAGACGGAAAAGTGGGAAGAAAGACGCACAGGAATCACTTTAACACGTGAAGATCAGATTGCCAATCTGCACCGCCAAGTGGCCGAGATCAATAAAAAGATAATTGAACGCCCTGAAGGTGAACGATTTCCTAATTCTCAGGAAGCAGATGTGATAAGCAAGTTATCAGGTGCCATTAAGAAGATGGAGACAGATGTAGGTATAGCCGACATTATCAGTGTTGGTATGCGGTTTATCAACTGGCTTCGTCCTGTAGATCTTGAAAAAGCAAAAGAGATCACAAAACTTTGGGATGCATTTATAAAAGATAATATCTGATGAAGCAGAATGAAAGAGACGCAATTAGAGAATGGGAAGAGTATAAACAAGACATTGCCAACTCCACCCCGGTAGATATCCACATGACTCATGCGGAAATTGAGAAAAAGCGTATCTACTTGGAAGCTCACCCAATAGAGTGGATTCAGTATTTCTTTCCGAAATATGCCAGTGCTCCTTTTGCTCCATTTCATAAGAGAGCTATTACAAGGATTATAGCTAATGATGAATGGTATGAAGTATTGTCCTGGAGCCGTGAGCTGGCCAAGAGTACTATTGCCATGTTCATTATTATGTATCTGGCATTAACAGGAAAGAAAAAGAATATAGTATTGTTCAGTGCCACTAAAGATAGTGCAGAAAGATTATTGAAACCATATCTTGCAAACTTTGAAGCAAACGGAAGGTTAAAGGCTTTTTACGGAGATCAGCAAACAGTTGGTTCGTGGACTTCAACGGAATTTCTTTGCAAGTGTGGAGCTTCGTTCATGGCAATAGGTTCGGGTAATGCTCCACGTGGTAGCAAGAATGAGAACATTCGACCTGATATCCTTTGTGGTGATGACTTTGATACGGATGAAGATTGCCGTAATCCAGACACATTAAATAAGAAGTGGGATTGGTTTGAAAAAGCTCTTTATCCTACACGTTCCATTTCTAAACCTACATTAGTACTTTGGTGCGGTAATATAATTGCTAAAGATTGCTGTATAACAAGAGCCGGTAAGATAGCCGATCATTGGGATGTTGTTAATATCCGGGATAAAAATGGAAAGAGCACTTGGCCCGACAAAAACACGGAAGAGTTTATTGATATCTGTTTGGGTAAGATCAGCACAAAGGCACAACAGGCTGAATATTATAACAATCCGGTAAGTATAGGTACCATCTTCACAAAGATGGTTTACGGTAAAATACCTAATCTTAAGAAATTCAAATTCCTTGTTATATATGGTGACCCGGCACCGGGAGAGAATAAAACCAAAAAGGCATCATTCAAAGGTGTTTTCCTGTGCGGAAAGCTTAACGGAAAACTATATATTATTAAGGGTTTTCTGGACCATTCTTTGAACTCGGTTTTTATCTCTTACTATATAAAGTTGCTTCAGTTCGTTGCGGGTAAAGTTCCTGTGTATTGCTACATGGAAAACAACAAGTTGCAGGACCCATTTTTCAAACAAGTATTTAAACCTCTTGTTAAGAAGGCCAAGGAAGAAGAGAACATTTCACTTAACATTATTCCCGACGAAGAACGGAAAACGGATAAGGCCGTGCGTATAGAAGCTAACCTTGAACCGTTGAATCGTGAAGGTGATTTAATATTGAATGAGGATGAACAAGACAATCCGCACATGCAGGAACTTGCAACTCAATTTGAATTGTTTGAAATGACGTTACCTTATGCAGGCGATGGACCCGACTGTATTGAGGGTGCTAACCGCATACTTGACAAAAAACAGATATCACTTCAACCGAATATGGTTATCAAAGCTGCAACTTTTACGAAACGAAATAAATACAGACAATGAGTACATTTATTAGTATAGAAGATTACGATGCAAGTATTCACCGCGATATACTCGACTCAATTACGCGTGAAGATACGGCAATAGTTGAGATTTGTGAAGACAGAGCCATTCAGGAAATGAAGAGCTATGTAAGTGATAGATATGATGTTGTTGCTTTATTCCCTGATGCACCAAAAGATGGTGCAACAGATACAAGAAATTCACTCGTATTAATGATGGCTATTGATATCGCTGTGTACCATCTATTTTGCATTCACAATCCTCAAAAGATGTCAGTAATTAGAAAGGATAGATATGACAGAGCGGTTGAGTGGCTTAAACAGGTAATGCGCGGACAAATCAATATAGAAGGCGCTACAAAAGTTTCATCTGATGAAATGGCTTTAAAAAGTAGTTTCCACATAGTAAGTAACACAAAAAGAGTAAATCACTACTAAGATGGCAAAGAACAAATATAAAAAAATAACCGAAAACAAAATCACGGTTAGTGGTAACATTCCACGTCCGGGGCAAGTTGCACCGGCTACAATCATAATCAATCAACCTCATCGTTTCGGTATTGATATATCTACGTTCATGGCTGCTATCCGTGGAGCTGAGAATGTAGACTTCACCCGAAGAACTAAGCTATATGACCTATATAGTGAAATCCTGATGGACCCACACTTAACCTCTGTAATTAACAAACGTAAGAATGCGGTAATGTCTGTACCTATTGAATTTCACCGTGATGGCAAACCGGATGATGCAATTAATGAAATGCTCAACTCGCCATGGTTTTACGAGTTCATATCAGATGCACTTGATTCTATCTTCTGGGGATGTTCATTAACTCAGTTCTTCCGTGATGGCAATTATCCTGATTATGACCTTGTGCCAAGGAAACATGTTGATCCGGTGCGTAAATTAATATTAAGACACCAAACAGATACAAATGGTACATCGTGGGATGATTATTCAGATTTACTTTTTATCGGGAAAGAAGATAGTCTGGGATTGTTGGCTCAAGCAGTACCGTATGTTATCTATAAGAGAAACACCATGGCCGACTGGGCGCAGTTCTCTGAAATATTTGGTATGCCTATACGTGATTATACTTACGATACTTCAGATGAAGACCTACGTTCTCAACTCATTAATGATGCAATGGAACAAGGTTCTAATGCTGTATATATCCATCCAAAGGATTCAGGACTAAATCTAATTGAGAGTGGTAATAAGTCGGGTAGTTCTCAATTGTACAATGACCTTAAAGATGCCTGCAACTCTGAACTAAGTAAACTGATTCTTGGCAATACGCTTACTACAGAAGCGGGGAAGAAAGGTACTCAGGCACTTGGAACAGTACACAAGGAAATAGAGGATGAAATTACCAACGGAGATAAAAAGTATATCCTTAATCTTTTGAATTACAACTTTGCCGATACACTTATTAATTTAGGTTTTGATCTATCCAATGGAAAGTTTGTTTTTGTTCCAAAAGAAAACGTAGACACCGCCAAGCAGGCTGATATAGTTGTGAAGATGCAAGGATTAGGACTACCTCTTGACAATGATTATCTATATGAAACTTTCGGCATTAAAAAGCCTGATAACTATGATGCACTATTGAAGCAAAAAGCAGACGAAAAGCTATTATTGCAACAGCAAGAACAAGCAGCCAAGGCAGCAGCAGAAAAAGCAAAAAAGACTAATACTATACCGGATAATACATTTACCAATAAAGAGGAAAACACTTTCTTTAATCGCTTAAAGAGTTTTTTCGCGAAAGCCCCGGAAAACAACGGGGCCGACGAGTGGTAATTGAGAACCTATATTATGGACATAGTTGTTCACAATGCGGAGGACACACGTTTAAAAATGCTGTAGAATCAGGTTTTAGTTTTGATTATGAGTTATTGAAGAAGTCTCTCAAAAGGATTTATGAGGCTGATTTTAACCCTATGAACGAGATTGAGCAGAACTTATTCGATGCAACATTGCAAGTGTTTAACAAGGCAGTAGATGAAGGATATGGCAAGTATGAAGAGAGCGATCCAGAATTTGACTTCTATAATCAGTTACGCACTAACAATGAAGTATTCTCGGCATTCAGAACTCACACAATGCAGAATGATCTGGCCAAACAGCTCATTGATGATAAGGGTGTTCTAAAGCCATTTAAACAATGGTCAAATGACGTTCAAACGATAGTAGATCATCATGTTGAGCGATGGATGCGTACAGAATATGACACCGCTATTCTGCGTGCTCACCAAGCTGCGGATTGGCAACAATTCGAAAGAGAAAAAGATATATTACCCAATCTTAGGTGGATGCCTACAACTAGTCCGGCACCCGATCAGGTGCACAAAGTATTTTGGCAATCAAAATTAACTCTTCCTATAGATCACCGTTTTTGGTTAAGTCATAAGCCAGGAGACCGTTGGAACTGTAAGTGCGCTCTTGAATCAACGGATGAAGATGCAACACCAGGAAGCGATGTTCCTGCAAGCAATTATAAGCCGGATAAAGGTCTTGATAATAATGTAGCCAAGACCGGTGAACTATTCAGCAAAACACATCCATTTATTGCGGATGCTCCAAAAGGTACTGATAAGGTTGTGGATAATTTTATTGAGAATTTAAACAGCAAATAAATGAATACGTTAGAGTTCAGCAAGATAGTAGAGCGTAAAATCGGAGAAATGAACGATCTTGTTCATCGGAAGATGCCTGTGTTTGCCGGACGAATGGCAAAGAGTCATTTTCAGGACAATTTCAGAAAAGGTGGGTTTGTGAACAATGGAGTGCATCCGTGGAAGAAATCAAAGAGAGAAAGCGGTACCGGAACAAAAACATTGTATAAGACATTGCTAAGTAGCAGGAATCATCTGTTTAGTAGCATACAGTATATACCTGGTGATGCGCAGGTAATAATTGAGAACCGTGTACCTTATGCATACATGCACAATGAGGGTGAGATTCAATATGTTGCACCTCACAAAAGAAACAGACTGGCAGCAATGAGCATTCAGGGCAGGAAGGAGATTAAAGTAGGAGGTGGAAATGTGAGAGGATTTACGCGAAAAATACCAAGACGGCAATTCATCGGTGAAAGTGCCGAACTCACAAAGAAAATAGAGGATAAAATGGATGCAGAAGTTTTAAAAATAATAAAAAGCTGATAACATGGAAGAATTATTATTAACGTTGATTGACCGGATAGCAACAGGCATGCCCGAACTTATAACCGTAGATGAAGACTACGGCCAATTAGAAGCACTTGATAATGAAAACACAGATCAATATCCACTTTGTTTTCCTGCGGTGTTGATAGATTCCCCGGACACATCGTGGGATAACATTGGCCAAGGCTCTCAAAAAGGTATCTGTACAGTTATAACAAAGCTAATTATTGATTGCTACGATGATACTCACTACGGGCATCCACATAAAAAAGACTCTACAGATAAGATCACAGAGCGATCAGAGAAAGTAAAAGCCTTGCATAAGCTATTGCAGAACCTACCAGTTGGCGACTCTTCATCTTTGATTCGTACAAGGTCAAGATTCTATACAACAGGAAGAACAGGGATAAAAGTATATGAGATAACATATACATGCGTAGTAAGTGAGGAATTGGAAAAAAATGTAACAGCAAAGAAAATGACAGGTATTAAGATTGTCCCTGGAATAATTCGAGCTGGGCAGCAGTAAGATGTGGTTTTCGAACTTTAGGAACAGGAGTTATAGCAATATCCGTAATGTTTTTACAACTATTACGGATAATTGCCATTATCCGTGCTTCAGTCAGGAAGAACTCTTTTTCTGATAGTACTTTCAAAGCATCATCAAATCTCAATCTCTGAACCTCTGTCCAGTAGTAATAACGTCTGCATAGTGCTTCGTCTCTTTTTGCGATCAGATCTTTGCTTCTTCCGTAACTCATTATTAATTCCCTTTTTACAAAAATAGTAGATTTAACAATATCATGCAAATATTTATAAATCAATCAGTCTTGGAATTATCAACATTCCAATTTTTAACTGATAAGGTCTTATTATCAGGATGATAAACAAGTATCGCCGAACCAGAGAAGTTAATCTTATCATTGCCATAATTTCTATATGTGCCGTTAAAATTAACGCTAATCCATCCCGAATCAGGCTCCACCACATTTGAAAAAGTATTATACGGAGATGGATCTACATGAAATACAGCTTCAGAATTGAACTCCTTATTAACCGCCTCTTTCAATGATTGCTTAACCTCAGACTCATTTTCAAAGTCCTTATTAGCAATCATATCTTCCAATGCTTTTTGTTTTTTCTCAGAAGTCAATGACTTCCATTCAACCACTTTATCAGCTTGTTCTTTCATCACTGTATTAGCATCTTTAGAAGTTAACACTAGAATAAAACAAAGAATAATAAATGTTGCAAATAATAATAATATTACAAATAAGAATTTTTTAATTTTTTTCATGATTAAATATTTGAATTGGTATGTACAAAAGTAGTTTTTATAAATAAATATTCAATCAAAAAGCATATAAACACCATTTAATTAACATTTAAACGTTGTTCGAATAGTTATAAGACTTCATTAATTGCTAACACCGGATATTTGCAATGTTATCGCGATAAAACAATAAATGTAGTATTAACTAAAAAAGAAAACAAAATGAGTGTAAAGTATTCAGTAGTAGCATTGCATAACCCAAGCAAACTATCAGAACCAAAGAAATTCTATGCAAAAGCTCAGGCATACGGTAATCTACCTCTTGAGGAGATCTGCGACAATGTGAGCCATTCCGGTACAATTATCAGAGGTGATGTGTTGGCGGTGTCTGACGGGTTAATTAACCAGATGATTGCAGGGCTTAGAGCCGGCAAGATAGTAGAGTTGGGAGACTTCGGTCACTTTCAAGTGCATGTACAAAGTAACGGAGCTGAGACGGCTAAAGAGTTTACAGCATCGAACATCAAGGCTGCACGTATCCAATTCCGTCCGGGTAAGATGCTCACAAACATGTTGAAAATACTTGATTACAATCAAGTAGCGCAACTCCCTAAAAAACAAGCAACTACAGGAGCATAATATTAATGCGTAGTAACGAGCCAATTACTACGTAGTAGTTACCTTATTAATACGCAGTAGTTGACCGATTACTGCGTATTACTTTTTTATTATCTTTGTGTAAATAATAATGCAATAAATATGAAAGCCATTTACTTATCAGAACTATCTCAATTATATTTTCCAAATTCAACAGCTCGCTCAGCATCCACACAATTAAAAAGGTGGATAAACTTAAACAAAGAACTATCTGCACGATTGAAAGAACTTCACTATAAGCCAAGACAAAGGGCATTAACACCTCTGCAACACCAAGCAATTATTGATTGCTTGGGAGAGCCATAAAAAAAGAGCCGGATACATCGCTATGTTCCGGCTCTTTTACCTATTTAATAATTCTACTTTCTTTTTATAATATAATATAAACCGGTTGGTTACGGCAACCTGTCCTTTCAGGTTATTTGGTGAAAAATTATTTTATTCAAAATCACATTCGTTTTTTCTTTCGTAAATAAGATCATAAGATGTTTCAGACAAAGCCATATCAACAGGGCATATCATATCTTTAGCATTTTGAAACTCTGCAATGTTTTCTAAAACATCACGTAGCTTAATCCTAGTAGTTTCAAGCATTAATGCACATTCATTTATAAGATCTCCAAATTGATTACAACCGGAAGCCATATCATTGAAAATAGCTTCTTTCTGTACATCATCTATCATTGTTGCCGAACGTCTTATTTCATCCAACGTTAAATTTATAAGTTCTATTTGTTTCATTTTTAGTTATTTCATATCGTTAATATCTAAATCTAGTAAAATGAATAATTGCTTTTTTACCAGTTGCATTATTAAGATCAAACCAGTCTACCCAATCATCATAATGCAATCCATCATTACTAGCTAAAGATGCTTGCAAAAGAAAACAGAAAGATTTATTATCAATACGCAACGCTGGTAATATATTGAAATCAAGACATTGAATTCCGATACCATCTTTTTTACTCAGATTAGCTATCTCAACCTGTTTACTTATATAAGGTTTTCCAGTCCATTGCCTAACCGATAATACAGCCTCACCTTTATTAATCTTTTCAAATCTTTTTTCCCATAATTCATAATTATTTCTAATTGTATGAATTTTATTTAGATGATATTGAGTTCCTAATTGTCCTTTTGCGAATTTTAATGCAAAGTCTGTTTTTTGACCAGCTTTTTGATGATTTACTGGAAATGTTTTGCTTAGTATTATAACATATGTTTTCATTATTATTAATTATTAAAATCCACAATAACCAAACTCTCTTGAGCATCTATCAAACTGTTCTCTTGAATAAGAGAAACCATTGATTACCAACTCATCTTCTTTTTTAAGAACTGTTCCTGCCTCAATCATTATTTCTCTATACTCTTTAAATGAGATCAGGTTATCAAGTTCATGTTTTAGATAATACTCCATCAGCTCCGCTTCCGTTGCTTCTACTATTATGTTATCTACTATTTTCATTGCAAACAAACATCTTTAGAGATTGAATAAGGTATAACCGTAATTGTTATCTCTTTGCGAACAACTACCCTGCCAGTTCCATTACATTGATTGCATTTAACAAGAGTTGGTTCTAACCGGAGCACATCTTCTGGCTCATAAGAATAAGCCTGTCCTGTGCCCTCACATTCGCGACAAATGCAAATGTGAGGGTGTTTATATCTTTTCTTCTTCATTATTTTCATTCACTAGCAGCTAGTATAACTTGTTGTTTAGAAACATACGAATAAATATCATTCCATGCAGGAAGCGGACCAACTTGCTTATCATCAACATATAAATCAGCGTAGACTTTGCGAGGATTAGTAGGATATTGTCCTGCATGTTCCGGGCAATGGTCATTAATGCGATCAAAGGGAATGCCTTTATCAATAAGCCAATTTATTGCTTCTATTAGCTTCTGATCACATCTGCATGTCCATATAATAAGGCAATGGCCATCTTCGTGAAGTTTCTGCATGTATTCTGCAACATCTTGTGCCGGTTCTCCGATAGCGGGGAACTCTCCGGTATGGAGAGTTCCGTCAAAGTCTACTGCTATAATCATGCTGTTTCACCTGCTTGTGGGAACTCTTGTTTTTCATCAGGCTCGGAAGCATAAGGAAAAACATCCATAATTGCAGTTTCTGTTATTGATTCTACAACATAATCGGAAAGAGTACCTTTCATGCCTTCATCCAGATTATTTTTTGCAGCATCAACAGTCTCGGCCTGAACCAAAACATTTGTTTTAACACGTCTTTCATTTCCACTCTTTTGATCGAGCATCGTAAAAGCTAATCGGCACTTATACCAACGATCATCATCTTTTTTTTCTGAATCAAATAGTTCACTATAATTAGCGCGCTTAATATCTGACACCGTGAACTCTCCCGAAATAAACGGAGTAATCTCTTCAATGATTCGTGCTTCAGCTTCTGTAAAGCTTAAAGCATCTACCAAATAGGGTTCTGTGACTTTTTTATTTAATCTGTTTTCCATTACTTTATCGTAACGGATTTTACATTCAAACCATGTGTGCATTGCCATAATCAATTTTGTTTTTGGGTTAATACTTTATCTACATTGAAGACGAAGTCACATCTTCTTTTCTTAAATTCAACGACTTTAACGCTAATAGTACCTATATCAGAAGATCTTAGCTGATCTTTATTAGCATTAATAAAAGCCTCCAGCATTCTATTAGCTGCTATCTTTTTAAATTCTTCAACAGGAAGTTTTTTCCCTCCTTCTTCAAAGAATAGGCCTTAAAACATAATTGGCTTACAGCCTTTAACCGTTATTTGTATTTTTGTTAGATACATAATTACTTGTTTTTTTTAAGTTCTTTATTAAATTTATCAGCTACCAATTGAGCTTCAGCTTTCGATTTAAGACATCCCCTCTTAAGGGTCTTGTAGTTTTGACCGGAAGCGGGAGTCTCTTTTTTCCAGACTCCCCATCCGGTCATTGTTTTTTGTACTTCGTATTCCATTACAGCCGGTTGAATGATGGTTCTATTTTATTCCATTTATTTAAGGAGTCTTTCTCCTCAAAGTAGAAGTTTATCACAGTTCCTTCAACTACATTGCTCTCTCTAAACAAGTTCATGATATCTGTGTATTCAGGATCATTAAATTCGGATTCGAGTTCATAAAGTTTTGATATTGATTTATAATCAAGATCACCAGATTCATTTCTTTGTAAAAGAGACATTGCAAGCGTATAAACAGGGTTTTTCTTTCCGTTTGAATTAGCAGCAATAAATTTTTTAAGGTAATCAACAAGACGTTTCTCTGCAATATCAGCACGTTCATCGAATCTTTTGATTCTATTACCTTTTACAATGATCTTAAAGTCTTCGTCTTGCACGGTGAAACCAAGTTGCTCCTCTCGGTTAAGTTTACCGTAAGCTTTTAATAAAGCTTGAAAATCTTCTGCAACAACACGAAGCCAGTCTTTAAATTGTTTTGTCTCAAAAACATATTTTTTCACTCGCTTTTTAACATCATTGATGAATTTTGACTTAGCTTTTTCGAATAACCTTTTATTCTTCAAAGCTTCTTTGTTTTGAGACGTACTCAACTGTTTTAGTAGTTCTTTTTTCTCAGCAGGTGTGAGATCATTTACATTTACTTTTGTCATGTTTTTAATTATTTTAGTGAAATATTATTTAGTGTATTTCTATTTGTTCAACTTTGGTTAGATTTATCCGATTTGCAATTGAAATGATTCAGTCACATAAGTTGTATTTAGCTGGAACCAAGGCTCTTTAATGTCGCTGTCGGCATCTTCATCTTTAGTTTTAATTTCTCCAATACGGAAGTCTGGTTCATTGTAGTTCAAATAATCATCAACCATTTCCTGTATTTCTTCTAAATTGGCATCATCAGGGACCATAGCCTGCAACACCACTATTACTGATATTTGTTTCATATTGTAGTTATTTTGAATTAATTTTAATCGCCTAGTGATCTTCTTATCTTATCGGCATATTTACCAGCTTTACTACATTCTTTAGTGAAGTGTTCATCCAACGCCCCCTCCATTGCTTTGAGTGTTTCAAGAAGTTCAGCTATATCTTGAGCCTCTTTCTCTGTCAATACTATTTCTTTCTTTGTTTTCACCTTTAGTTAGATTTTAGCCTTTTTAAAAACCACCTCAGTTTTATCTTCTCTATTATTAGAGTGACATACAAAAGAATTGCATTCATTCGAAAAATTTAAAAAGCAATCAGCACAGCATGTTCCAGGACAACATTCTAATACTTCAGATTTAAATTTTACTTTTGCACCTATAGGTATCTCATATAAAGAGCCTGATTTAATTTCAGGATATTTATGCTGAAAAAGGTTCTTATTAATAACCTCATTATCAGCATCTACATTGCTGCTAATTATAGACCGACAATCAGCGCATATATTCGATTCAACTTCCGAATCCTCACTACAATATATTTTTCCACATATTCCACATCTTGAGAATTGGGTATCAGGTGCACTGTGACCGGGTAAATTACAAATGTTCCATCCCTTTTTTACACAATTACCACAGTGCTCTTCACACTGTAATTCAAATTTCGTCTTTTCCATCTTCTTCTGTTTTTTCAAAGTGAACGTTTGTATTGTCAGATCTAAAGTTACTTGAACAAGAGGTATACATGCCGTGACAGTCTTGTGAATCATCACTAAGTGCACATTCGTTGCATCCTCTTTTTGTTCTATCTTCCTTGCAAATTAGGTTCATTCCTAAGTATTCGAAAGATTCACCGATAGCATATTGTCGTTTCATATATTTATTTTAAAAACTGTTTTTAACTCATTTTCGATATTCTCAATTTCAACTGAAAGATTGTCGTGTTCGTTCTTCAGACTTTCAAATTCCCTCATTAGAACATTGTCTTCAAAAAGTCTGTCTGTAATAGTGTCAAGTCTTGCGATGATTGTGCTGTGGCGATGAATCAACATCTCGCGTCTGGCTCTTTGCCTTTCTATCTCATTCATTCGTTTTTAACTCCTATACGTTTATTAATTATTATTTCCAGCTTCTTAATCAACTGCAATAACTCTTCAGGTGTGAGATCGTAGAAAGGTTTACCCATTATGCGCTTATCACAGCAGAAGGTATTAATGTTATGCCATGAAGTTGTTTCAATGCCGAGTAACTGCATGCGTTTTAAGGCTCCTGACCTGCGACGTTTAATTTCACGTTCACCGGCTGTGATTGGTTTCTCGGATACTCCGTTTCGGCCATTCAGGAAACCGCATAAGTAAACGGCTTCACTGTATGATAGGTCCTTTGTTGAATCTGTCCGTCCATCTGTTAGATTCAAGATTAAATCTTTCTTCTGATCTACTCCAAGTCTATTCTTACGATAGATAGCGTGTAGCTGTCTTATCTGCTTATTAGTTATTAGTCTTTTAATTTTAGCTGTCATAATAATTATGTTTTAATCTCTTGTACCATTATCAGGAGGTGTTCCTCCCCAATATTTAGAAGATCCTTCCTCCCAGATGGTATATGATTTACCTGGTTGAGGTTGAAACCGTCCTTTACATATAGCTCTAAAACCTTCAACCCAAATTTTTACGTCGGCATCCCACATTAAGTTTTCAGCTCCACGTCCTTTTGGTAGATTACCGTCTGCCCTACTAACAAAGATTATCAACTTATCAGGATGTTTCTCTGCAAGTTCAGTATACATCTTAGTATTTAACTTTGCAGCCTGGAAACTATCTATTATGTAGATATCTTCTTTTCGTTTATCGCTCATGCGGGCGTCTAGTTCTTCAATTGAAAGTTTAAGAGTTTTAAATTTTCCATCCACTTCATCCATCCTGTTGCGTGCTATGTTCTTCTGAAAAGAAAAACGGATATCTTCTTCCAGGCTGTCATAAAAGACATCGCCAAACTGACAGAGATACTTTGCAAGCTTCATTACAAATGCGCTCTTACCATTGCCTGACTTTCCCCAGACAAGCCATAGCCCTGTTGGAGCTGGTTGTCCGAAGGCTTCCGCCCATTCCCCGGTAAAGTTCATATATGGTATTTTCATTTTTAAAATCTCAGATGGTGAATATGCGCGTTTTTGTCGTGGTTTCTTTTGTGATAGTTCTTCCATTACGCCTCCATTGTCATTAGTTTCTCAATTTCGGTGTAAACCCTGCGTAAACGTCCGTCTGACTGATTAACTATTTTATTAATATTAGTGCCTGATGGAGCGTTTACCTTTGCTACAATGGAAGCCTGAGCCTTAAGGAATAAGTTACGCTCTTTTTCATCCTCAGGAGTTACGCGACTGTATTTGTCACCGTAACGACTAAACATTTCCTCGTATGAGTTAGTCTCGCGCTCCACTCCAAGACGGATCTTCTTTTTCAATCCGTTGGCACCCATCATGTACCAACCACAGCAACGATCTGTTGCATTCCACAGAGCTTTCAGGTATTCAAAGGTTTGGTAATCCATATCTCCAGCTTCATCAAGAATGATAAGAGGACGTTCAATGCTGCGGAGATAGTAAACAAGATCATCGTACACGTCGGCAAAACGGCCATTGCTGTTAATACCAAACTCTTTGGCAATAAACCGAATCATACGGTTCTTGGTCTTAACCTGTCCGCAATCCACGTAAACAGCATTCTTGTGACTCTTAACATAAGCCTTTGCGGTGAAAGTCTTTCCGATATTAGGCACATCACAAAGCAAACCGCTCAGGCTGCTTGCCTGGCAAAACTCCAATTGTTTAGAAATAAAGATAAAAGTTGGAGTCTCAGCAGCATGCCAAGGAATTTCGTTACGAAGGCTTACACCTAATCTGCGTGCAATACTAATAAAGGAAGCTTCACTGAGTTGTTTGTCAACGTTACCCTTCTTAATTGAATTGTACACAGAAGGATTGATTCCAAGTGCTGCTGCATGCTTGTTATCAGAAGGGTAGTTTTCACGGTTAGTCGTGATTGCATCTACGATGCGCTGTTTTACAAAATTTGTTAGTTCCATAATATGAGTTTTAAAAATTATTTGAATGTTATTTAAACGTCATTTAAAGGGATGCTTTAGCCAGATTGGCCATATACTCAGGATTCATGTACATGCTGTAATCCTCAACCAATTCTTCTTCATCAATCACTGTTTCAATTTCTACTTTTTTGGCTACTGCTTCATTGATGGCCTTTGTTTCTTCTTTCGGGATGATTACCACCTTTTGTATTTTTTCATCTTTCACCATTTTATCGAATTGAGAAACATATTTAGCTTGTTCTGTATATGCAGCAACATCTTCATCTGTTTGCTCGCATGTTGCTTCATTATATGATTTAAGAAGATTACAAGTATCAATAAAATCATCATTCTGATAGATATATACATTATCAATGTCTCCAGCTTCATCGGGTAAATAATAAGCATCTACCTTATAGTTATTCGGTTCAAGTTTATCTACAATATGAGGATCCGACAATACGAATTTCAGATTACTAACATGCATATACTGATTTCTTCGGATAGTTGTTGTTGTTTTTTCACCAATATATCGGTATAATAAAGCCTTATCAATAATGCTAAGGTCTGGATTCATATTATGAACAAGAACATTCCAACGTGTCATTCCAGGATAAAGTTCCTTTTTTGGATGTAACTGATTGTTATATTCATTGATATCTGCAATATCATCAGCTACGAGTTCATCGAAAGAGTATGTTTTTTCTTTGTAATTATTGTTTTCTTCATCGAATATCTTCTCATTCTTAGGTCTATTAGCTTCATTTTTAAGATACCAACGGCCAATTCCAACATGATTTTTCTTTTCTACTGTATATTTTTTAGCTCTATTTCCATGCTCGGCTCTTTTTTCCTGAGAGTTACCCGGATTACACCAACGTACAAAAGGAAATACAATACCAGCCTTCATCAAACCATCGGCATAGTTATTAACAAGGTGATGTTCCACCTCGGCTTGTGCCGGCATAGGCCAACCATTACGCTCAATGGTCCTAAACATATTGCGGATGCAGTCAATGAACAGATCTTTAGTTTTAAGCTTATTATAAGCATATCCTATAACACATCCGCTTGTTACATCGTATACATAATAAGCCTTCACACGATTACCGTTATGCATCTTTCTAGGTAAATCCCTATCATCCATTGATATTTTACTAAAGGAGAATACAGGGCTATCTCTATGATGGTGTGGCCTATAAGCATTGTTAAAGTCCCATCCAGAGTTACGCATCTTACCAAGTAGTATCTTATTTTTTGGCTGATTAAGATAATTAGTAATTGTTGCTTCACTCAACTCAATAGGTTGTCCAGCCTTATCACAAAAATCATCCGGGTTAAACAATTCTCCTGTCTGTGGATCACAGATATCAATCTCTCCATATACGAATTGCATATACAGGTCATGAACAGTTGAATTAAAAGGGTTGGTGGGCAATGCAGCAATAGAAAGTATAAGGTTCTCAGTCTTAACAGATACCTTACGTGTATTCTGATTCATGAACTTCTTACTTATCAATGCGTTGTAGCCACCGCTTTGATATTGCAACACTTTTTCCTTGAATCGTGATGGATTGGTAGGAAGAGTGTGACCGTATTTATCTGCATAATAAGCCACAGACTCCGCCATTTCATCCCATTTCATACGTCCACCCATTGAGCGCTTCATCATTTTACGGTCATTGAACAAATCAATAACGGCATTGAGTACGCTTGCATTGGTTGTATATTCTACTTGTGTTTCTGAGGGGATTGTTTTACCGTTTTCGAAACGGAAACTACTGAAGTGCGCTCTCGCCTTAGTATCAGGATAGTAATGTTCATCGAACCATTTTCTTAAGATCATATTTATGCCTTCATTAGGATATTTAATGTTAACCTTGCTCAGGAAGCGAGCAGGAAGGCTGGAAACTTCTATTAATGCGTAACATCCAAGACCTTTGCCCGGACGAACTACATTTATTTTCTCTCTGCTAATTTTACCGGAAGCAAGCTTCTTATAGTTGCTTTCGCTCATTATAGCATCGCTTGTTTCACCTTCTTTCGCATCGTTGCGGGTAAGGTCCTCAAGAGAGATACATAGTATGTTGTTGAAATATTCCATATCAATTATTATTAATTGCTTTGTGAGGAGTGCGGAGTCGAACCGCCGTCACTGTTTACATCTACATTCGCCCAAAACATATTCCCTGTAGTTATAAAATTGCTCTATCCTTTTGAGCTATACCCCGATTTATTTAAAAGAATATTCCTATTTTCACAAACCAGAATATTTTTTGCTACATTCGCAGCGTTTTAACAAATTGTTTAATTATAAAAAATAAATCTATGTTACCAGCTTACACATTAACCGTAAATGTCACTGCGAAAAACATCAACATGGACGAGAAGCTATTTCACGAACTAGTTGATCCAAGTCTAAATCACCTTGAGGCGTTGAAGGGAGCTTTCGACCGCAAGCCTTGCACACTATACTATTATCCTCCGTTCTCTCCATCAAACAAGTCCGAATTTTGGTCTTGTCGTGGGATTGTTCTAATTTCAATTGGGAAGGTAAGGGCAGAATACTTAATTCAACTTTATCAATCAATTTCGCATCTGATAGAGCTTGAATTATCTGACTTTGAAGTTCAGGCTGAGATAAATAAATATGAGTTTTCATAATATTATTTTATTTCGGTAAATAATAAGGTGTAAATAGTAGCTGATATAATCAGCAAAATTCCAATAATGAAGCGGAGTGATATTTCTGTTGATTCGGCACCCGATAAACAGAATATTGCTCCGAGTACCATTGCCATTGCAATAAAAGTTTGCTTTCCAGTCATTTCTTTTTGCTTTTTCATAATGATTATGATTTGTGATTAGTAGATAGTAGGCTTTTTAGTTTCTTCTTCAACATATAGTTTACCTCCACGATTTATTGCGGCAGCTCTTAGAGTCATAGCCTTTGCACTTTGAGTTTCAAAGTTTAATGCAGAGCAAACCGTTTGATACGAGACGCCGAACTCTTTAGCTATTTGTTTTTTCATCTCAGCATCCAGCTTTATTAATTTCCCTTTTTCCATACACTTAATTATTAGTGGTTCATTAATTTATTCACAATAGACATACGAAGCTCTTTATCCTCAATTCTTGCAACATCGGCAAGAACATCTACCAGTCTGTCCTTGGTAAGGCAATTGATGTTTCGCTTTTTAGGCGGCTCAGGAAACAGATTTAATTGCTGTGCTTCCTGGGTAATCTGCTGAGCCTGCTCCATCGTATTAATCACTAAGTCTTCCGCCCAGTCTCGGAACAGTTTAGCGCGTTCACTTTTAATAAAGAATCCAAGGCGAACAATACCTCTTTTGGTCCATAATGTTTGTTTTGTTTGTATATAACCGTCTGATTTACAACGAGCGTTCATTTTTTGAACGGAAGAAAAAAAGTGTTTCCCTTCTTCAAGTTCATCTACGTGTTCCATCTTATGTCTACGAAGTGTATTAGGTGATATTCCATACCCCTTAGCAACTTCACTAGCGGTCATCAGGAACTCGCATTTGCCATCTGGAATAATATCCACTTCCAAATTGTCTGCAACTTGCATTTTTTTTATTTCCATACTGTTCTATTTGTTTTTAAAATTGTTATTCTTACATTTGAATCGTGCTTTATTTTTAAAGCCGTTGCAAATATACACACAATTTGGGAATAAACAAATAAATCCAATTAAAAATAACACATAATGGGAAATGTTTTAGATAAGTGCGCCGTATTAGATAGAATAAAACAATTCTATAAACTAAAAGGAAATGCTGATTTAGCCAGATTTTTAGAAGTGGCTCCTAATACTGTAACTAATTGGTATAGCAGAAAAAGCTTTGATATAGATTCTATATACACAAAATGTGTTGATGTAAACCTTCAATGGCTTCTTACTGGTGATGGTCCTATGCTTCATACTGACAAAAAAGAATTTGATTCTGCAATAATTAGTTATGATCCGGGCGTTGGGGTACCTTATTATGATGTAGATTTTGCCGCAGGATTTAGCCTGTTATATAATGATCAGACAATAGCTCCTACCTATAATATAATATTCAAACCATTTGAGGATGCCCAATTTTGGTGCAACGTTACCGGGAGATCCATGGAGCCAAAGCTTAGTCCAGGAGATGTTGTAGCATTAAAAGAGATTCCATCAATAAATGATATACTTTATGGTGAAATTTATGCGGTAGTATTAAAGAATATGCGGACAATTAAGATAATAAGAAAGGCTGATGACCCTAATATGCTGCGTTTTGTACCTATTAATATAGATGGCTTTGATGAACAGACCTTTCCCAAAGATTATATTGAGAAAGTATTTGTTGTGATGGGATGTATCAGTAAGTTCTC